CTTGATGAAGATTTAAAGATGTGTATTTGTGCCGTTGCAGATGAATTGTTTGAACAAGATAAGATTGATAAGAATTTACAAAGTGAGAATAATGACGGCTTTTCACAAACTTTTAAATCTAATGAAGAATTAAATAATAATGTTTATTCTATTATCAAGTTTTACCTATCTAATACGGGTTATATGTACGTGGGGTTTAAATGATAACTAACGCTAATATAACTATTGTTTCTAGAATATTTGATGAAGAGACAAGAGAGGATAAATATATAGCAAAGGTTATCAAAGGTGTAAGCTGGTATGCTGATTTTAAAGCAAGCATTGGTGAAAGTGGTTTGAAATCGGGCGATATATATAAAGTTAGAATACCTCTTGATGAAGACATCAACATTAAAGTATCAAAAGGTGATATTGTGGTTCGTGGCGATATTGAAATAACGGAAAGCGACACCCCTAAAACTATTATGAAAGATAGAGAAGCGTTTATTGTGACTTCTTTTTCAATTAACGCTCGGGGATCACTGAAACATATTAGGGTTTTTGGAACATGATTTTTTTTAAACAACCACCTAACCAAACGGTCAAAGGTGGTAAATTAATTTTTGCTACTAATTTCGCCAAAAAGAAAAATGAACAGTTTCAAAAAGCACAAAAGTATGTAGACAGTGAGGTTATTAGAAGATGTGCTCCCTTAGTTCCTTTTAAAACGGGAGCATTAGAGGGGAGTTCATCATCTAATACAAGGTTGGGAAGTGGAAAAGTTATTTATAAGACACTTTATGCAAGGACTCAATATTATATGGGGCGTGCTTCTAATCAAAGAGGGCGCTTGTGGTTTGAAAGAATGAAAGTGTCAAACAAGAAAGATATATTAAAAGGTGCAAAGGAGCAAATTAAATGAGTACCACAAGAGCAATTAGAGATTATATGATAAAATGTCCTTTTCTAGAAAAAGGACACGTGAACATTGATTATTTAGGCACTGATGCAACTGAATACTCAATCGATTTGTTGCCTTGTGACCCAATTGTAAAACGGTATACCGATGGTTCTACAATTAGGCAGTATCAGTTTGCTTTTACTTCAATAAATGAGTATAGTGGTGATTACAAAGACAACATACAAAATAACGACTTCTACGAAAAATTAGCCACATGGATTGAAGAACAAAACGAAAAAGGTATTTTACCAAATATTGAATTGGGTGATCCACAAGAAATAGAAGTAATGTCATGCGGTTATCTGTTCTCAAATGAAAGTGAAACCGCAAGGTATCAAATACAATTAAGAATTTTATATAGGAGGGATTAAACAATGGCTGATATTAAAAAGCTGGTACAACGAAGTAAAAAGGTTGCATTTTATAAAGTTGGCGATAAGTATGAAAGAATGACGGGATTTACAAGCATGTCTAAATCTTCAAATCCCAAAGAATACTCTAGACAGTATGTCGATGAAGATGGTGAGGTAACAGACGTGACGGGATATAGTCCGTCAATTGATTATGCTTTTGATCAATATGAAAACAACGCAGTTCACGATGATATCGTAGCTATTACCGAAGATGAATTAATGGGAAGTGATGCAGTACGTGAAATCGTTATTGTTGATTTTACAAAACAAGATACCGGAAAAACTGGATTTGAAGCGCGCAAACGTGAATATGCAGTTATTCCATCAACTGACGGCGATGGAACTGATGCGTATACCTATTCGGGTACATTTAAATCTAAGTCAAGTGTAGTAAAAGGTATTGCAACAGTAGCCGAGGATAGACAATCATTAACATTTGTAGAAGCATAGAAAAAAGGAGTGAGCCTATGAGCCTAGAAGAATTAAAAAAATTATATGATATCGATTTTGAGGATATTGATTTCTTAGAAAGATATTACAATGCGTACACTAAATTTAATAATAGAATAAAAAGCATAAAAAAAGATGGAAACGTAATTGAAAAATTAAAAAAGACTTGTGAATACTATCGTAAATTTTTTGATGAAATATTCGGGAACGGTGCATCTAATAAACTTTTTGGTAACAAAAACAATATCAGATTATTAGAAGAGACTCTAATGACACTTATTCAAGAAAATGAACGCACAAATGAACGAATGGCATCAAGACGTATGAAAGTACAACCTAAAAATCGCGCACAACGAAGAAATCAAAAATAAATGATTAATTTGTTGTATGAGTCCTTACCCGATACTATCACAGTTGACGGTAAGGACTATTTAATTAACACTGATTATAAGTATTGGATCGAGCTAAGTGATGCGCTGAATAATCCAAATGTTGATAATGAATATTTAGCGAATGTATTAATGGGTTTATTTGCTGATGAAATACCCAAATTTAGTAATAATGTATTTTTATCAATAATGGACTTTTTTAATGGCAATGTTAGAGATTCTAAGGGCAATGGAAAGAATGAAAAAAAGACAAAGAAAGTATATGATTTCAAAATTGATGCTGAATATTTTATATCAGCATTTTTGATTCAATACAATATTAATCTTTTTGAAGATGATCTTCATTGGTGGAAATTTTTGGCTTTATTCAACGCTCTTGATAAATGTGAATTAACCGAAAGAATACATTATAGAAGTGTTGATCTTTCTACTATTAAAGACAAAGATGAACGCAAACGTATAAGAAAAATTCAAAATGAACTTAAACTTGATGATTATATGCTTAGCGATGAAGACATTGGGGGCGCTTTATGGTAGAAATTGAAACTAAGCGCGTATGGTTTAGGTGTAAAAAATGTAATAAGAAATTGTTTCTATATTCCAATATTGCTAACTGCAACGGGGTATATGAAAAATGCAAAAATTGTGGTTATGAAAATAACGTAAAAATAAAAAATGGAGAAGTAATTTAAATTGAGCCAATGAGCCTTTACTTAAAGAAATTTAAGTGAGGTGGATTTTATGGCTGATGGAAGTCTTATTTTTGATACAAGTTTAGATGCAAGCGGCATAAAAAACGGATTATCTAACATGGCTAAGATTGTAGCTACGGGAATGGCTACGATTGGTGCTACTTTGGCTGCTGGAACGGCTGCGGCTATTAAATTTGGTAGTGAGTTTGAGTCAAGCATGGCTAAGGTGTCTACTATGGTAGATACGAATAAGGTCAATATGCAAGAGTTAAACGATGGTGTGGTTAAGTTATCCAACAGTACGGGAAAAAGTGCAGTAGAACTAAGCGAAGCTATGTACAGTGCCCTAAGTGCTGGGGTAGATGTCGGGAATTCGTTATCGTTTGTTGAACAGTCAAGCAAGCTGGCAACTGCTGGATTTACTACAACCGAAAGTGCCGTGGATGCATTAACAACGGTAATGAACGGATATAAAATGTCCGCTGATCAAGCCACTGCCGTATCTGACATGATGCTACAAACACAAAATAAAGGTAAGACCACAGTGGATGAACTAGCGCATAGTTTGGCTCAAGTTACACCTACGGCTGCGGCTATGAGTGTTGGTTTTGATCAAGTGAGTGCAGCTTTAGCAACAATGACCGCGCAAGGGGTGCCTACTGCTCAAGCAACTACACAACTAAACAGTTTATTTGCTGAATTGGGTAAGAGCGGAACACAAGCAAATAAAGCATTTAGTGAAGCAACAAAAGGAACTAAATACGCTGGAAAATCATTCCAAGATTTAATGAAACAAGGTGTTCCATTAAATGAAATATTAGATTTAATGGGTGGCTATGCTGGTAAAAACGGTAAGTCTTTATTAGATATGTTCTCATCTATCGAAGCGGGTAAAGCAGCTTTAACAATGTCGGGCGAAAGCGCACAAATGTTTACTGACAATTTAGATGCAATGCGCAACTCAGCGGGTTTAACCGAAGAGGGTTATGACAAGATGATGGATACCTTTGATGCTAAAATAGGTATCTTAAAAGAAAATGCAAAAAACTTCGGTATTGTAATTTATGAGGGTATTCAAGAGCCATTAAAAGGCATCGCAGACGAGGGTATTAAAGCAGTAGAACAGTTACAAAAGGCGTTTGAAAAAGACGGTATCGAGGGAATGTTAAAAGTTGGTTCACAACTTGTTACAAACCTATTAAACGGTATTGCAAGCGCTATGCCCGAAGTAATAGGAATGGCAAGCCAAATATTAAATACTGTTTTAAGCAGCATAAATGAATTAGCACCATCTTTAAGCGAATGTGGGACTAATATATTATGGTCACTAATAATGGGAATTATAGACAATTTACCAATATTGGCTGAAACTGCAATTAATTTGATTTCTAATTTTGCATCAAGTTTAGGCGAGTCATTACCTAATTTAATACCCGTTGCGATTCAAGGAATTTTAACTTTTGCAAGTACAATAATTGCTAATTTAGATAAAATTGTAGATGCTGGTGTAAAACTGTTACTTGGCTTAGTACAAGGTATAGTTAACTCTATTCCTATGCTTATTGAACAAGTTCCAAAAATAATTAATGATTTTTGGGCTGCAATAGATAGTAACTTATTTACAATTCTAGGTGCTGGTGTAGAAATAGTAATGACTTTAATTAATGGGATCATAAGTTCTATCCCGACATTGATAGCAAATGCTGGTGAGATTGTTTCGGCTATTTTTAATACGATAATGCACCTTGATATGTTGTCTATGGGTAAAAATTTAATTAAAAACTTAGGCAGTGGTATAAAATCCATGTTTTCCAATATGGGGAGTATTGCTAAAGACCTAATAAATAAAATAAAAGATGCTTTTACCAATATGAACTGGGTTCAACTTGGTAAAGATGTTTTGAATGGGATAATTGACGGTATTGTAGGCGGTGTAAAAGGTTTAGTAAAAGCAGCGGTAAACGCTTGTAAGTCTATGTTCAATGCAGTTAAAGATTTCTTTTCAATTTTCTCACCATCACATAAAATGCGTGATGAAATTGGTAAGTTCTTGCCTAGCGGTATTGCAACGGGTTATGAAGTTGCTATGCCCGAAGCCACAAAAGATATGATTGATACTACTGATGATGGTTTTCAAAAGCTGAAAGCAAGTGCAAAAACAATAGGAGGAGAGGTCGCGTATGACAGTGTTATGCCACTTCCCAATACTTCAACTTTAGGACGTGATGATCTTATCGATTATGATCGTTTAGCTAATAGTATGTCTAAAGTAAATATGTCGGTTGAAATGGATAAACAACCAGTTGGTAGACTTGTAACAGAAACTGTAGACGAAGAAATAGGAGAGGAAACAACAAGAATGGGGCGGTACAATGCGTAATGGAATTGTTGATCTAATAATTAAATTAGGCGATGAAGAATACTCTTTAGCTAAGCTATTCGATATGAGAGTGCTTAGCTTTAGTATTACACCTCCGAAAGTGGTTACCAACATTGTATCTATTCCATATTCTAATACCTTTGTAGATTTAACGGAAGTTTATGGAAAGCCTACATATAATCAGCGTAATGTAGAAATCGAGATAGATAGCATAGAAACGACTTATATATGGCAAAAGTATATCGATGAAATAATTAATTTGTTTCATGGGCAAAAAGCAATGTTTTCTATTACAAGTGACAGTGAATATTGGTATACGGGTCGGTGCAGCATAGAACCAAACCTACGTGATGATAATTTGGTAAATAAGTTAACCGTTAAATTTGTTTGCAATCCTTTTAAAAAGCATTATATAACGGGGGAGGAAAGATTATGATTATTAAATTATATTGTGATGATGAATTAATACATGATACAACAACGCAAGATATTAGATGTTTAACGCTAAAACTTAAACAAAAGGTAAATACCGCGGATACCTTAACATTTTCTATTTTGCCTAATCACCCGTTGTATGACAGTATAGAAAAAC